GCTGAGTTGATAACATCTTTAATTGTGTACATTGGTGCGCCCTCAAGTTTTGATTAGTATAGCGCAATAAAAAGGGCGCATAAAGCGCCCTCTTGATAATGACAATCTATTATGGATTGCCGAAGAATTGACCGCAACCGTGCGGGATCAATGTAGCGAACGCTGGCAGCAAATCAATCCGCACGCCTTGGACGTTTGTGATTGGGTTTGATGACATTGTTGCGCGCATTGACAAGCCAGAGCTTGCAGAAGTAAATACGCTCGAATCCCAGCCTTGCAGCTTAGGAAGCTCAACAGTGCCCATGGCAATCGCTTTCTCATGCATGAAGATGTTTGGCTTGTAAGTGGTGCTTGCTACACCAAGGATTACAACCGCATCGCCAGCAGTGATTTGGCGGTTGACAGTGTTAAACTGCGGGTTAGTGGCATCAAACACGCCAGCAACTGACAACGTTACTGTAATGTCGTTACCAGCCGCAGCCGCAGCAGAAACAACAGTTGCAGTGAACGGAACGGCAGCGCCATTGCGGAACAGCACTTGTTTGGTTTGTTGGTTGATCCAAGAAGTAGCAGTGAACTGCACCTGATCGCCAACAGCCAGCGCTTTGGCGGCTAAAGATGCGCCAGTTAAGGTCACAGTCATTTGCATGGTGTCTTTAACTGTGCTGTAAGTCAGTGTTGGAGTTGTCTTAACTGTAACAGCCGCAGCGCCAGCAGCAGAGCCAGCAGTGCGGTTTGACAGCGCGTTAGACATTAACGCGCGGACGCCTGCAAAGTTACCAGCAATCTGAGCATCTTCCCACGCTGAGCGGATTAACTCGACGTTAGCAGAGCCTAAAGCACCCTGCTTGTCAGCTAATGCTTGAGCAGCCCAAGGATCCATGATTGCATACTTGCGGCCAGTGTTTAAACCTAAGTCGCTCAGGAATGAACCGCATTGTGCAACGTCTGACCATTTAGTGATAGCAGTGCCGACAGTACCCAATTGCAGTGAACCGTTTTTCAGGATGTAAGCGCCAAGCTCTAACTCAAGCTCGGTGTTCATCTTTTCGTAAGCTGGTGCAAGGATTTCATCCCACTGGTTTAGCTTTAACGCTTGCTCGATTTGGTCGTATTCGATCCACACCGTACAATAGTTGCTGATGCGGGCTTCAATTTTGCCAGATAACAACGCGCTTGAAGTCTGAGCAGTCAAGTCACCTGTTGCAGTGCGGCTTGCTTTGTACTGCATAGGACGTTTCAGGAATACAGCCTCACCTGTGTTCGGGTTTAACTCGCCTTGGATAACCTGGCGATCAACTGCGTTCAGTAACACGTTTGTGCTTTTGAAACCTTCAGCAAATTTCTTAAGTGTAATCTGACTGACGTTACTGTTTAAATTATTCGATGGCATGATAGCCTCCTATTATCGAATGACGGCGTCTGGAAACATATTTTTAAATTTGGACTCACTAGCCGAAACTGGCTTAGTTGATCCCGCTTTAACTTGTGGCGTTGCTGAAACTGAAGTCTTTACCTTTGGTGCAGACTTAACCATTTTCGACAACTTGCCAATTTCTACACCAAGCCCCACTGGGTCAGATGCAAGCTCGGCGAGCCGCTTCATAATTTCTGGCTTTCTGCCTGCTACTAAAACGATTAACTCCGGATTGTCAGCGTGCATCAAAATTGCGTTTTGAGCCGCTAACGGCAGTGAATCAATCACGTTTTTTTCAGCAGTAGCGTAGTCAGGAAACTTGCTAGCAACTTTTGTTTTGCGCTCGTTATATTCAGATAACTTAACATTGTACGCCTGTTGCAGCTTCTCAACTTCAGCGCTTTGCTGTTTTTGAGATTCTTCAAACTCGCGCTTTTTGGTAAAGTAAGTAGCCATCTTTTGAGCTAGCTTGTCTTTATCCCAGTCAACGTCAGCATCTTCTAGGTCAGGCATCTTTTCTGAGAATTCAGCTACTGCTTGCACTGGCTGCTGCGCTACAGCTTGCGCTTGCTTTAACTGTTTATTCTCTCGCGCTAGCTCTTTGTATTGCTGGCGAAGATTCTTAGCCCAATTCGGCGCATCTTCAGGAATTTCGTCATCGCTGCCCTGCTCAGCGTCTGAAGTTGGTGAAACTTCATCATCACCGATTAATAACGCTTCTTCAGTCTCTTCAATCTCGGCTGGCTCGTCGGCTTGCGCCTCAACTTCTACCTGCTCAACTTCTTCAACCGTGTCAACTTCATCAATCTCGATGTTATCTACCTGGTCTGACATTTTTTAACCCTTTTAAATTACTCGATGTAACGCCATCGGAGGCGTCAATATTATGGCTGTTGTTTGTTTCACAGTCAAGTTTTTGACGGCCACCTTTGTTTTCCTGTCAATTTTTTGTCACTGAGTTTTATTTTAATAATCGCTTGGATGATTGATTGTGAATGATCTACAATCTGCTTTGCGGATAGGGTAGCTCCCGAAAAGCAGAACACCGACTGCAATCCGCAATTTCTTATCGGTCTAACTTATGGTGAAAGTTATGTCTAAAATCTGCTATTACGGGGTCGCAACAAACGATCTTAAAAAAGAATATAAATCTAAAGGCTTGAGAACATCTAGCTGTCCAATAAATAGAAAATGGCGAGATATGATTAGAAGGTGTTACGACGAAAAAAGAAAGTCTAGGCTTGGTAAACTTTCTGATTGCAGCGTATGCGCAGAATGGCTTTTGTTTAGCAACTTTAAAGCATGGATGGAAAAGCAAGACTGGCAAGGAAAAGAGCTTGACAAAGACATCATGTCTGGACAGTCTAAAATTTACTCCCCAGAAACATGCTTATTTGTTGATAGAAGCGTAAATATGCTTGTTGTGGGCTTAAATACCGCAAAGGGAGCTGTTTATGTAGCTTCAAGAAAAAAATATTACAGCTCAGTGAAAAACACGCTGACTGGAAAGTTAGAATTTTTAGGGCTTTACAAGGAAGAACATGAGGCAAATCATGCGTATAAAAAGAGAAAGTCAGAGATAATTCTTGAATTTGCCAAATCGCTAAATGATAAAGTTATAGCCAGCTATCTTGTTGAAAACCACTGCAATGAAAGCCCCGTATAGGGGCTATACCTAAGCATTGCCTATTGACTAAAATCCCTACTCATTGCATTGGCTGTCGTGCTAATGGCGTCTTGATTGGCTTTAAATGCTTGCGCTTCTTTCAGGTTAATCTCTGCGCCAACCCGCTGAGCTTCGAGTTGTAGCTCTGCTCTGCGTAGCTCATACTCCATCAAAAACTTCTGGTATTCCATTTGGTTTTTCTGCTCAGCTACTGCGGCTTTCTGCATTTCAGCTTGTGCCAGCAATACGTTTGGATCAACCGGAGGCTGCTGCGCTTGCATTTCTTGCTGAAGCTCTTGCATGATTTCCGCATCTTCTTCTTCAGCTTTCTTAACGCCATTCTTGAGCATCTGCTTGCGGTTGAAGCGCTGCAAGTCTTCCACACCTTCTCCTTCAGTGTTAGCAATAACCATTGACATAAGCACCGAATAATAAGGGTCTGTTGGCGGTATCATCTGAAGCATCGCTGTCAACTCTCTGCGCGTCTGAGTGCGTCTTGCTGAGAATGATTCGCCTACATCAACATCAACATCAAACTTGCCTTGCGTAATGTCATTCAACACAGCAATCTTGCCCGTTTGTCTGTCAGTGATCGTGCCTGTCAGTGTGCCAAAGCTGCGGTTTCCTTCTTCATCTTCCATCGCAACTGTGAACTCTGAGCCGTAAATTTCACGCGCCATAGACAGCCACACTTTGCCGATGTATTTCATCGTCATTGCTGCATTGTCCATGTAAACGAATGACTGAGCATCTGAGCGGCTAAAGATCGCCTCGACAGTATCTTGCGCAAGGTTAGACGGCATCTGCTGCATGTTCTCAGCGCCAGTGATTTGCTGGATGTTCTGCCCTGCGTATTCCATCAGCGTCATTAATGCTGGTGAAACCTGGGCGGGCTGCAGATAGCTAGCAACAGCGGCAGGCTGAATGATGTTGCCGTTTTTATCCTTGACTGACCGCAGTGGCAAATAAGCGTTGCGCTTCTTGTTTCGATTGGCCCAATACTTTTCCAGCCCTTGCACGTTTTCAACGTCTAGTACCGGAGTATTTTCAGAGCCAATAGTTGCAGCATCTGCAAGCATTGAAACCATCAAGTTATCCAAGCGTTGCGCATCCATCGCTTTTGTTACATGGCCTTCAATGCGCTCTTGATTGTCAATAAAGTAACGCTTGCCGTATTGCATAGCGATTGGGATGAACTCGCCTGGAATACGCTTAGGCGGTTCTAGCCATTCATCGCCATCAAACACTCCTGAATAAACGCGCCGCTTTTTGATTGCTCTGCGCTCAACTTCAAAGAATCCAGACTCTGCCAATTCGTCAATTACGTCCTCGACTTCATCAGACAGATAGACCGCTTTTTCATTGGTAACAGGATTAAAGAAGGCGATTGCATCAACCTTTTCAACGCGAATTTCAAACCACTTACAGAGCGTCACAGCGTCTTGAGTGCACCAGTCATTCCAAATGCCTGACTCGATTTTAACAACGCTTGCTGGCTCTTTTTCGTATTCAGTGCGGAAGTCGTCTGGCGTCATTGTGTACGCCATACCGCACCACATGGCATCAGATTTGTCGTAAGACTTGGCGGAGTTATCCCAAAACAGACAGCTCTGTGAATCGTAGACAGGATAAAACATTGGGCGCAGTTGCTTATTGGTCGGATCTTCAGGGTCTGCGTATTCTGCACAGACTTCAATTGCACCCATGCCGCCAGTCACTGCGTCATCAAAACAGTTGATAGCTGCAAAGTCACCATTTGAGCGAATCCAATCAGCCCTAAATGCTTTGTTCATCTTTCCGGCAAGTTCAATGCTAGTGTATTCGTCAGATGGACGAAACTTGACTGTTATCTTGTTGCGTCGATATTCAGAGATAATCCGGTCAACTTCTCGCGCCACTTTGTTTAACTCGAAACGTGGGTACTTATCCATGTTTTCAGCTAAGTCAGTGCCTGCGAATGTTGAACCTTCCCACTGTGCGCCAGGTATGCGAGCAAATCGAATTGACTCGATAATCTTTTCACGCACCTGTCTTGTTGATTCATCGCCAACCGCTTTAGTGAACCGATCTTTTGCTGACTCGTACCAGTCTTGTCTAGTCATTCGTGCCATTTCGTTACCATCCCATCGTTGGAATATTTATATTTGAATAGTCTACCACAGGAACTGGGTTATAGTCAGTTTCTGACATCATCACGCAGTCTGCCAAGTTTGGCGAGTTAATGCCTAGCTTTTTCATTTCCTGCTTAGATGCAATCTGATAGCCATTGCCAGAGCCGCGCTTTCTTGGTATGCGGCAAAGTTCAGTGCGCAATTGCGCCAAGTCTTGGCAATCAGAGCTAAAGCTAATCATCTCTGCGGGGTCTGTGTATTCGCCGTGAATAACTGCGCGATATGTTCTGAAAGCCCTTTGAGCTAGTCGAAAGTATCTCTGTGCGCGTATGTTGGCGAAAAACTCTTTATTGCTGATTTGCTTGGTTGATTGTTCAATATAGTTTTCAGCAATGCCATCAGGATCATCAACTGAGCCAGAGCCGAAGAATTCCTCAATCTCCATACGTGCAGCGCTGAAAGCATCGCCAACTTGTCTGCGTAGTGATAAGCCAATACCTGTGGCATCATAAACGAATTTATCTGCACCAACTGCCAAAGCTGTCTCTGTGGCGATATCGCAAGCGCTGTTTACATCTCCGCCGATGATGTTAATCAGGTTCGTTATGACTGAGCCATGGCGCACGCAAACGCCTTTGGCGTCACCTGAATCGGCAGGGTCATGCGAAACAATCTTTGCGCCCTTCTGCCGCCAGCCTAACTTAACATGTGCATCAATGCAGGCATCAAACCATTCAGCAGTTATGATTGCATCCGGCAAGTGATCGTTAAACTCACCAAGCCATATATGGTCGTACAATGCGCGGCTAAAGTTAGCGTAAGCGAATTGCCTTTCACCTTCTAAACCTGAGTCATCAAACCACGGATTGTCTTCAAAGTTCATCTTGATAATTGTATGCAGTTCATCAATATAAACGCCATCTGCGTCAAGATGTGCCTTGTATGGCGCTATAAAGCGTTTGCTGAAAGGGTCATTGGCTGACTGCGGGTTCCCGATGAAAACAAGCTGCACGCTGCGCAAGGTGTCTTCATCAATGATTTCCTTCTTGCCGCCAAACTTAGTAGGCAGGCCAGCCTTTGCAATGTTCCGCGCTGTCGGGGTTAGGACGTTTAAAGACTTCTCAGAAAGGAATTGGCTTTCTTCAATAACAAAACGATTAAAGCCAGCGGCAGACTTAACTGACTCAGGATTTCTTGCTAAGCCTTGAAAGCTGAATGAGCCGCCGTTCTCATGGTATATGCCGTCATTCTGTGACGTATATCCGCCCATCGCTAAGCGATGTATCTCGATGTTAAGCAGTGAATAAACAGAATCGCGCATCGATGCTTGGAACTCTCGAAGCTCCATGACCTTGTACTGAGCATCTTTAACTAAAACTAAGTCAATGTCAGCTTGGTTGTTTGACTTGCCTGAGCCGCGACCGCCGACAATAACGACGAAACGAGTTTTTGCCCTTAGTGCGATTTCCATCTTGGCAGGTATGAATATAGTAGGCGGCCTATCGGTCTTTTCCCAATCTCCGGCCGCATACATGATGGAATGAGTCAAGCCGTTAACAGGGCAGACAACGCCAAAGACTTCTTTAATGTCAGTTGATGCTTGAGCAACTACTTTCTTTGTTTCTTGCTCAAGTTTTTCGAGTCTGGCTTTCGTTATGCGCATTTAAACCCCGCGCTTATGCTCTCGCCATCTAGCCCAAACGATAAATGATCGCTCGACAACAAGCAGCAGCAAAGCCACGAAAGAAAGCAAATCCATCCAAGGGAAGTTTGCAACGTGATTGATCGCATCGTTTGCAAAGTCTGGAAGATAGCTCCTAAGGTTATACACTGCACTCGTGCCACCAGCAGCAGTGATCGACTTATGCGTCAGTGTGCTAGTGTAGTCATGGACGTTGTTTATCATGTGATCTAGTAGCTTTATCATGCTCTCTTTCATCGCGCAGAATCTTTTGAACCCGTTTGAAGCAATGATAGCCCATTAAGCCAACGCACACAATTAGCAGTGATGTAGTCAATAAGTCCGGCATCCTGTTTGCCCCCGCCGCCAATTAGTGCAGCCAGCACGTAAGCATTGATAATCGTTATCAGGTACGGCTGAATCCTGTCGAAAAGTGTATCAAATTCAAAGTGATAATACACAGCTTGGTCTATTGCCCCCAAAAAGTATACAGCACCGAAGCACAAAAAGACCTGCCTAAACTGTGATAAATATTTGATATTTAACTGCGACAGATAAAAATAGGCGAAAGATATAACAATGAACGCCTGAAAGTTAGTTGCGGTGAACGCCTGGATGGTGATGTAGATAAGCAGCGTTGCCAGCATGACAAAAGACTTGCCGTTATATAAGGCGATTAAACCAAACATAACAGCAAGTGAAGTGTCAAAGTTATTTACGCTTAGGTTTGCGAACTGCATTTTCTGGCTTTTTGTCTTTAGGCTTTGTAGATGTACCGCTCATGTTTCCCCCAAAAAGTTAAGTTATCGCCGTGACTTGTCCATAAGAAGCTCCGGCGATTTAGTATAACTTACCTGAAAGTCATGGCAAGCTGTCTATTGGCTTTTTAGTAAACAACTTAACATACCAAGGCAGCGCATCATATTTTTGCTTATACAGCAGCCGCCTAGCTGCGCTGTCCATACGCTCCCACCCGCGCAAATCTTTAAGTTCTCGCATCTTATTAAACATCATAGCTCCTTAATGGATATAGAAAAGTTTTCAAAGTCTGTATTACTGGCACCGATTTCACACAGTTGCAACGTGTCGCCAGCATTTAACCAGCATTGCGCGAGTCGCGAGTAAGAAACGCGGCCTGTAACGCTTGCATCGACGGGGCAGTTTATGTAGAGCATTCTGCTAGCCTCGGGACATGTGTTTGTGCTGTTGTTTTGTTGCAGCCAGTTTCGACACATTGCCATTTCTGTCAAAATACTGGCAATCACGGCGCTGAACTGCACTGACACCTCGTAGTAACCAGAGTTCGGGACAGTGATTACGTGTGTTGTTGTGTTTAGCGCTGTTGAGTGCGTCAAGGTTCTGCGGAGTGAGCCCGATGGCGCTTGCCCTATGTTGTAGATGTGTCTGCCTGCAAGTGCGGTTGTTGGCAGACTTGTATTGATGCCAAGCGCATTCAAGCAAAAGATAAACTTAGATGTTCTACCCTCAACCATGTGAGGTGCATTTACAATTGCCATTATATATTAACCTCCACTCTTGAGCCGTCACTACCCGCACAGATAAACTTGCTGCCGTTGCGGATAAAATTATAACTCAAGCCAACAAACGGCTTGCTGAATCTCACTGTATCAGCACCAAGGATTACATTGATCGCTGAGAACGGTGCCACGTTTGCAGTGCCATCCATGATAGTAAAGCTGTTGACGGTTGATGTGATGTTCACGTTAATATCCAAGTCGCCAACTGGTTTCGCATAGGTAAACAAAACATGCTTCAGCAGCATATTCCGCGTATCCCACGATGTCAGCAAATCAAGCGCAAAGTATCTAGCACTAACTGGATTGCCACCATTAGCCGCCCTAATGTCGTAGCGCTCAGCTAATCCATTGGGTGATGACTGGTTAGCTCCCCATCCGATATTCTGTGTAGTTATTGACGCGTTCATTAAGTCCCCAGTGTTAGAGTTTACCGCCGGAGTAAACGCTGACGAACTCAGTCGCAATGTCATTGTTCTTGGACCTGAGATTGGCGATGGACCGTTTGGCGTGTTGTAACCTGTATTCCCTTGCCCTTGCCACTCCATTGAAACTAGTTGTACTGTCTCACCGAAGTCTAATGTTACTCGGCATGGTGTTGCTGAGTTTTCATCATGACTATTCCAAGGTGATCCCCAACCATCCGGTGATGTGGATGTCTTGTCAGGGTTGTTTTTGAATATGGATCTTGCTGTGCCTGTTGATACAGATGCACCAGTAGTTATGTCGCCTCGGTACTGATACAGCGTTTCAACTGAGCCGCCGGTGTCAGCCTTGGTTTGCTGCTCGACAATGTAAGTTCCACCATCTAGCGCCATGAACGAGGCTTGCTTGGTGACAGTCTCTGGTCGAATCTCTGAGAACTCAACGGCACGTACATTACCTGTAGAACCCCTACCTACCAACTGGTTTGCTGCAATAGCTAAATCAATAGGTGCTTTGGTTGTGGTGTCGTTGTTAACCTTAACTGAGTTTGGTGCCATGTTGCCTTGTAAGGCAATGTCAGTGAACGCCCTTGCTCGTAACGCTCGCCAAGGTTGCGTTGGGGTGGTAGCACCAGCACGTACCAGTAAGGCTGCTCCGTCTGCTTTCTCCAAGCGCAGCCTCAGTACATCACCTTGACGTGCAAAGTATGGTACTGGGTATTTGACCGTGAATGAACTACCAATACCCACATTGATATCCGTTTCTGCCACGTGCAGCTCTCGCCCAGTGACATTGCTGAATATCCGGTTTGTCACCTTGCCGGAATAAGCCTCGCCACTAACTACCGTCACCGCTGACACGCACAGGTTTGATGCAATGGTAGACGCGAAGTCATACTCTACCGTTGTGCTTGTTAAGGCGCCATTGAGCTGGAATGACGTTTGTAGTGCGCCAAACTCCAAGAATGTCGGGGTTATAACATTAGCAAGGTTAGAGCGTACACCCTGCCAAGGCGGGAACCATGCGATTGCGTTATCCTTGTTGTTATCAAACGCTTCATTCGTAAACGTCGCGTTCTGCCCTGCGCTTTGCAGTGAGTGTGTCGGCTTCCCTCGTTCACCACCAAGATGTAACGAGCCAACGCCAGTGCTGACCGAATCCTTAAACCATGAACCGTCAGGGCTTTGCTCGGCAATCTTCTCCGCCCCTTTCATTAGCTCCAATGCGCCAGTTGTTACATTTGTTTGGTAGCTATAACCAACAGGCAGTCCGCCGCCCAAGCCTGGCGCACCTGCGGCTCCGTCAAATGGTAGGAATGCCATTAAAGCACCTCCACAAAAAGCTGACCCGCTGTTGAGTCAACGCGCACCCAAGTTGCATGACTGCCGCTTGTGATCTGCCAAGCGTCTAGCGTTTCAAGAATGACCGCATCAATACTGCCATCATCAGGTTGTTCAGGTTGCTGCTTGACGTAAACGCGGGAGCTTGACTGGGACTGCACCATCATCGGCGTGCCAATTGGATATCCTGAAAGTGAATTCAGCGACTGCCAATTGTTTTAAATTTGAATAAGCATAAAAACCTCACTGTTGATTGACAAGTAAGGCTGCGAGTAAATATAAGCTGCGAGTGGCAGAATCCGTTCCGCCTAGCCTCGCAGCCTCTTTAATTATAGAGCTTTGTTTCTAAGATGTATATCTTAGTTGTGGATTAAGTAACTTAGCTTGGCATGCGCAAGAAGCACTTACATTTCGCCTTCTGTGGTTATTTTTAGCAATTACACTTACAAAAACAAAACCCGCACTAAGCGGGTCTGTTTGCTGCGGCTTCGGCACTTAGCAGCTAAAGCGGAAAGGTAGAAACCGTACTATGTCAACGGAAAGAACCTGCCTTCAACAATTTCAAACGGGAAGCTATATCAAGCTGAGGAAGCAACTTTAGTCTGTAACCCGTCATCATCCGCCATTGTTGCCAAGCGTTAAAATGAGCCACCAGCTGAGCAGCCTGAGAAACTTGATTCAACGGGATGGTGTATAAAACAATTCTTATACTACAACAACTAAGCCTTGCCTGCCAGTAGTTGTTCAATCTTTTCAAGCCTATCTAGTAACTCTGTTGATTCTGCAATTGCGATTGAGTCTTTGATCATGCCTATTAATATCTGTCCAGACTCAAGCGCAATCTCACCTCTTGCAACTGCTTTGAATATTGCTTCGGTCTTTTCAGCGTGGCTTGCATCTTCCGGAATGTCGATATTGATGATAACGCCATTTTGCTTTAATGGTGGCTGTACTCGTTTTAAGCACTCCCCAATCAGCGTAGGGACTGCTGAGCCTTCGACGCCACCGGTAAGTGCAATTTCAAGGATGTGCTCGCAGAACTCTTGTGCGCCACCTTCAAAGCGCTTTTCAATAGCATTCAGCATCGGTAGTTTCTTGCTTGGCCCTCTTGTGTCGCCAAGTGTCTCGCCTTTCTTTAATGTCGTTGATGAAGTAGCCATGGTCGCCCGTATTTATGCAAAAGTTTTACAAATGATAGCAAATAAAAAAGCAGCCCGAAAGCTGCTAGTTCTTCATTGCTATCCAAAGCAGTAAAAACATTATGCAAGGAAGTGGGAAAGCCACTGCAAGCGCAATCATGGCACCGACACAAACACCAACAAGACAGCATATGATAAACCAAATAAACCACCGCGCTGTCACGGCGAAGCCGTTAATTAACTCTTCCATTATTCAAGCTCCGTTATATCTAATTCCACAATATCATCAATCGCAACCTTATGCTGCACCTGTAGCTCAAACACCATAGGCTGCACAAGTGCTAGCATGTTGCTTGCTGTGATTTGCGTTTCAATGTAGTGGCCTGCGCGTGTTGTTGCTGCTATTTTATAAACGTTCATGCTATCAACTCCAATAAGTTATCAATCAATATCTGCTCAGTTAAATCATCAACAAACGCTGGCGGTGTAGGTACAGCACACCATGAAGCGTCAACAACTTCACACTTTCCTTTGCAGTCGTCAATCATAGCCTGGTGTTCAACTCTCAACCACTCAGTTAACGCACTGTGCTTATACGGCGCTGCTAATCGTGTCCATTTGGTAAGAGTTTTACTCTTACCGTTGCGCTCTATTGCATTAACCACCAATAAGATGGCCCATTTAAACGCTGTGCGGTCTAAAGCCTGTGCGATAGACCGACCTACTGGTTCAGGCTTCGACGTCTTGTAATTCACTACATCAACGCCCTTGTCGACTTCTGACAGTTTCATGGTCAACGCCAGATTGCGCATTGCTATGATGGACTGAGTTATGAGGCGCTTGTTTTTACAGTGAGACTTCCTTTTCATTATGAATATCTCCTAATTAATGCCTGCTTAAGTCTTTGGTCTGATTCTTTTTCAACGAGAATCATGGCAGACTCAAGCTTTTTGGCTTTCCAAGCTTTGTGAGCTTCCTCTTGCGTGTTAAAATAGCCAATGCTGACCTGCTTGTTTCTTTTTATATCAAAGCACTGCGATTGGTATTTTCCAGTGACTTTGCAAAATCTACAGCCTTGCAATAATTTTCTTTTTGACCTGCTTATGTCTGAGCAAAGCAAGTTTAGCCTGCACGAAACAAATGCGCATGAGTCAGGAGAATATATTGTATTGCCGTAAACCAGTATGTCTTTATCCAGCTCTTTTCCTTGCCAGTCTTGCTTTTCCATCCAAGCCTTGAAATTACTAAATGTTAACCATTCTTCGCACACGGTGCACCCTGCATACGATGGGAACATTTTAAGCCTTCTTTTTGAGTAGCATCTTTCGATCATGTTTGCCCATTTCGCATAAAACGGGCATTCAAAGATACTGATAACCTTACCTTCAATTTTTTTGTAAATAGAGACGTTATAGTTTGCGTCATTCTTGCCAACGCCGCATACCAAATAGTTTTTACTGTACTTTCTCACAATAACCACCAAAAATTAAACCCCGCTTGAGTTAGGACGGTCTACGGAAAGACACCTCAAGCAGGGTTAAAATTGTTCCGTTCTGTCTTGGGCTTTTGGCCTGCAATCAACTCACGTCCTACGGCTTGCTGATGATTATTACTTTACCACTTGATCTGATCTTGCGCAAGTTTCATCGCCTGCCTAGTCATCCAAGCATCCGCATAATCACTAAGCACTTTTGCGCAAGTCTTCGCATCACCACCAAGGAACAACATCTGAATAGCCTTGTTGCAGTCAGTGTCAAAGCTCGCATCAATCTCCA